CATCCCTCCCTGCTTGTGGAAAACCCTGTGGATAACTCCAGTAACCCATGTCACAATGTGAGCGCCGTCATGTGGAAAACTCCCAAACCTGTGGAAAACCCTGTGGAAAACTTTCCACCTTGTGGATAACCCTGTGGAAAACCCCACCACACATGACACACACCACAGCATATAATAAGGAACATGACAACCCACACAAACACCACAATCACCATATACGAACCCAACAGCCCCACACCAATCACCGACGCCACAAACACAAACAACCCAACACTCATACGCCAAGCACTCGCACACAAAATCGCCACCGTCATAGACGACCCCAGAACCGGCGACACAGCACTCACAAAACTCACCGCACAACTCATACAAATCACAGACCAACTCGCCACCACACAAAACGAAAACACACAAACACACACCACCGACATTCCAAACGAAACACAAACCTGGGACGGCATCTAATGAGCGAAAAACACCTCAGCGAAATCGCCGCCCACCTAATCCTCCCAGAAAACATCACACACACCGCCTGGCCGCCAGTCCAACACCGCCTCGCAGAAATGCAATACCCCCTAGACGTATGGCAGCAAGACTGGCTCAAAGCAATACTCGCAAAACGAAAGGACGGCCACTACGCCGCCAGCATCGACGGAATACAAGCATCCATCCCCAGACAGGTCGGCAAAACATACACAATCGGCGGCCTAACATTCGCACTCGCCACCATCCACCCCAACTACTTCGTCCTCTGGACCGCACACCGCACGCGCACCGCAGACGAAACATTCAACGACATGAAAGGCATGGCACAAATACCCGACATCGCCCCGTACGTAAACAAAATACGGCAAGCAAACGGACAACAAGCCATCCTCTTCAATAACGGATCACGCATCCTCTTCGGCGCCCGCGAAGGAGGATTCGGACGCGGATTCCACGGCGTAGACATGATCCTTTTCGACGAAGCCCAGATCCTGGGAGCCGCCGCACTAGACGACATGATCCCCGCCACAAACACCGCCCCAGACCCGCTCATCATCAAAATCGGAACACCACCGAAACCAAAAGACCCATCCGAAGCATTCAGCGAATTCCGCAACCTCGCCTTGCAGGGTGAAATAAAAGACGGCCTCTACCTCGAACTCGCCGCCGACTACAACGCCAACAGCGACGACAGAAAACAATGGGAAAAAGCCAACCCATCATACCCGCGCCGCACCCCCGAATCCGCCATTCTAAGAATGCGCCGACAGCTCGGAGAAGAATCATTCCGACGTGAAGGCCTCGGAATCTGGGACCGAGCCAACGATAGGCTCGCGATAGACCCTGTCGCCTGGAACACTGCCACCATACGGCCAGAAAACACTCCCAGTGGCATGCGCTGGTGCGCCGCAATAAGGTTCGCACCCGACGGATCAACCTGCGCCCTAGCCAGGGCAGGACACAAGCAAAATACTCCCACGCATGTCGAACTATGCACGCACCAAGGCGTGCGTCGCATGAACGAAGGCACGCAATGGATCATCGATTACATTGCGGACACAAAAGACAGGTGGGCGCAAATCATCGTAGACGGAAAATACGGTGCCGGTGACACAATCGAAAGACTTCGAGCGATCGGAGTACGCCCGCAAGTCATCATCACGCCCACAATCACGCAAATCATAGACGCCTACAGCATGCTAGACGCCTCACTACGCGAAAACACAATCACACACCTAGACGACATGCAATTGCGGACTGAGGCCGCCTCGGCGACGCCGCGCCCAATCGGCACCTCGGGCGGATGGGCGCTACAGGCCCCGCCAGGTGCAACCGTAGCCGGCCTAGAAGCGTGCACGCTCGCAATGTGGGCCGCACGCACAACAAAAAGACGCCCCCGTTACAAGCCTTATGATAAAATCGAAAACGCCAATAGTAATAATGATCGTGGCGGCGGAGTACTGTTCCTATGACTGAAATTTATCCTGACGACGGGCAACTCGTTAATGCTACTCCTGCGCCGACCCGCATTTCCAGGCTCCCCGACGAAGACCGTGCAACATTCCTGCAGCTATGGCAGAAATGGCAGCAGCACTCAAACAAAAACAAGCTGCTCTCCGTCTACTATGACGGCCACCGCGCTTTCCAGGACCTCGGTATCAGTATTCCGCCGCAAATGACGCGCACCAAAGCCGCACTAGGGTGGCCTCAGAAAGTCGTCACCATGCTCGCCCGCCGGCACGTGTTCGAAGGCTACTCCCTGAACGGCGCCCCCGACGCTTTTGAAGCAAACGAAATACTGTCAGCGAACAATTATGATCTTGATCTCGCCCAGGCGATCACCTCGGCGTACAAGCATTCCTTTTCGCTGCTCACCGTAACACGAGGAGACGAGACCATCGGTGAGCCGCCCGTCGTCGTGCAGGCGCGTGACGCAGAATGGTCCGCCGCACTATGGGACACTAGGCGTCGCATAATTGAAGCCGCACTTACAATCGACAAGACCGACAAGTATGGTCAGCCGACGGGCGCCATCATGTACACACCCACCGCTATTTGGCGGATCGACGCCCGCGAAAACGATGGTGGGTGGAAGGCAGAAAAACTAGGAGATACGCCCAACCGTATTTTCGTTGAAGCACTCTGCTACGACCCTCAGCTGAACCGCCCGCTGGGGCATTCACGAATCACCCGCGAAGTAAGGTACCTCACGGACGCGGCGGTGAGGACAATGGTCCGTGCGGAAACGTCCGCTGAGTTCTTCTCATCACCGCAGCGGTACGTGCTCGGCGCAGAAAGAGCAGATTTCGCCGGCCAGGACCGCTGGTCCGCAATCATGGCCCGCGTCCAAGTTTTGGAGCCGAACGAGAACGGTGACATCCCGTCGGTTGGGCAATTCTCACAAATGACCATGAGCCCTCACCTGGAAATGTACCGTCAGCTGGCGCAGAATTTGTGTGCAGCCACGAACCTGCCGCAATCCGCTATCGGAGTATTCGCAGAGAACCCCGCTTCGGCTGAGGCGATGCAGGCGGCTGAGGCGGCGCTCGCGGACGAGGCCGAATATCAGTGGCGTATTTTCGCAGCCCCATTGCGACGCACGCTACAGAACATCATTATGGTCAGGGATAAGCTCGATGAGCCGCCTGCCGAGTCGTGGAAGACGTCTGTGAAGTGGACGCCTGCCCGCTATTCCTCGCCCTCGTCTGCCGCCGATTTCGCGGTCAAAATGGTATCCGCTTTCCCGTCGTTGCAGGAGTCGCAGACTCTCATGCGGCGTGCTGGTCTCACCGAGGATGACCTCGCCGACATCAACGCCGAAATTCGCAAAAAGAACGCCGTGTCGTTGCTTGATCGTGCTCTCGCCGCCACAAACAACGAGAATGTGGACGAGAACGGTGAGAATGCCGATAATAGTGATGTGGCCAACAATGACGGCGATGATAACGTTAACAGCGCCGGTAATAATAATGGCGGTAACGGTAACGACAGCAACCTGAATGCTAATAACCCAATGAATACAAGGAACAAGGTTAAGCGCAACATTAAACTGCCCGGCGGCACCAAAACACCGATAAACTAATACCATTATGCTGTCAACCGCAGAAATCGGGGCGTACGGGCGAGCAATAGACTCCCTCACCACACTCGCCCAAAACGATTTACACACACTCTGGTCGCACGCCGCCAGACAGCGTCCTGAGCAAGCCCGCGATCTTCTACTCGAGATCATGCCCGCCCTCGTAGACCAATACGGTAGTGCGGCCGCCGCAATCGCCGACGAATGGTACCGTGACATGCGCCTAGACCAGGACATTCCCGGCGACGCCCCCACAGTACAAACATCACTCACCCCACAGGGCGAAATCGACGACAGCGTAAGATTCAGTGCCGGCGCACTATACGCGGGAAACCCGGATATTGCCCTATCGTATTTGACCGGGGCGCTCATCCGATACGTCAGCGACGGCGCCCGCTCACAAATCGCAGACATGACATGGGCCGACCCAGAAGCAATGGGCTGGGAAAGACGAACACGCAACCCACGAGCCTGCAATTTCTGCATCATGCTCACAATGAACGAATGCTACTACCGGTCACAGGGGACAGCATCATTCGGGGCACACGATAATTGCAAATGTGTCGCAGTTCCCGCATGGGACCCGACATCTCGGGAAGTGCCGGCAAAAGCATACGCGCTCGCAGCCAGACACAAAACTGAAAAAGGTCGCAAGCGCCATCGTGAGCTCGTCTCATCGTGGATAGACACACACCAAGAGGAGCTCGCACAATGGCGCACAAGACCAATTGAATGATTGTGCTACAATGCATAAACAAAGGCCACAAAGGACGGCTGCAAAGCCTAAAAATAGTTGCCTGAAAATATTACAATAACCGCACGGTCAAAATACAGGGAAACGCCAAATGAGCGACAACGCCGCAAGCGACACGCCAGCCGACAACAGCGCCACTAACAGCGACAACGCCCCCACGAACGGGGACAACGCCGCTAGTAAGCCTGAAATCGACTGGAAGAGCGAATCTCGGAAGTGGGAGAATCGCGCCAAAGAGAACCGGCGCGCCGCCAACGAGCGAGACGAGCTCGCCAAGGCCATCGGCGACAAGGATGCCACAATCGAAGCCCTAAAGGCCAAGGTTGCGGACTTTGAAACCGCCGCTAAAGTCCGTGAATGGTCCACCAACGCAGCCGCAGAACACGGCATCAGCGCCGATTTGATCCGAGGAACCACCGAGGATGAAATCAACGCGCATGCTGCCGCAATCGCCAAGGCGCTGCACGACGCTAAGCCGTCCGTCGCCCCCGTGGTACCTCAGGCTGGAGCCACGCCCGACAATAACGGCGGCAATCTTGCAGAGTTCGCTCGGAACGTTTTCGCCGGCGACTAAACGCCCACCGCAATTCTAAAAAGTAAAACACTAGAAAGAAACGGAAACAACCATAATGGCTGTGTTTGATTCAGGCAAGGCGAAGGTCCTCATGCCTCGGCAGATCGCCGACGGGATCATTACTCGCACCCAGACCCTCTCCACCGTCGCCAAGCTCAACGGCGGAATCCCCATGACTTTCGGCGACGTGGACATTATCACTTTCGATAATTTCCCGCGCGCCGAGTTCGTCGACGAGGGCGCTGAGAAGGCGCCCACCTACGGTGAATTCGGATACGTGACCGCTAAGCCCCACAAGGCTCAGGTCACCATGCGATTCAACGAGGAGGTCCAGTGGGCCGACGAGGACTATCAGCTTGACGTCCTCAACCAGCTCGCCCAGAAGGGCAGTGAGGCGCTCTCCCGCGCCCTCGACCTCGGCCTCTACCACAGGGTTAACCCGCTGACCGGCGCCGTTATTGACGCGTGGACCAACTACCTGACCTCCACCACCAAGAGCGTCGAGATCGGCACTACGGAGATGGACCAGGCGATCCGCCAGGCCGCCGGACTGCTCATTAACGACAACGCCGCGCCGATTACGCCGACTGGTCTTGCGCTCGCCCCGTCCGCCGTTTGGGCGCTCGGCAGCCTCCAGACCAAGAATGCCGACGGGTCGCCCTCGGGCACGCCGCGTTACCCGCAGATCGGCCTCGGCGTCGACATTGATAACTTTATGGGGCTTCCGGCAGCTGCTGGAAATACGGTTGCGGGCAAGCCCGAGGCCACTGCCGCCACCAATGTCGAGGGCATTGTCGGCGACTTCGTCGACGGTATTCGCTGGGGAATTCAGCGTTCTCTGCCGCTCGAGATTATCCGTTTCGGTGACCCGGACGGTCAGGGGGACCTGAAGCGTCGCAACCAGATCGCGCTGCGTCTCGAGATTCTGTACGCTTGGTACGTTTTCCCGGACAAGTTCGCGACGATTAAGACCAAGGCCGCCTGATAAAATCGCCGTAAAGAAACAAAACACAACCCATCCAAAACAAATTTTTCTTAGGGGCGATTTCGGAAATGCGATCCTACAAGCACCGAGACCACGATATTGTGATTCATCTCGCAGATGACCATAATGTGATGCTCGGAGACGAATACACTGAAATCACCCCCGAGAATGATGACGCCGGCGGGGCAGACGAGCCCTCCTTCTCCTCTTCCTCCTCTCGCACTGCCCCGCCGACACCTACCCCCCGTCGAGGACGAGGCCGCCCCAGAAAGTCCGTCAAGTGATCCCCGACGACATTATTCCGTTCGCTACGGTTGAAGACTTGGAGGCTCGGTGGCGGGCACTCTCCGACAATGAACGTATTCGCGCCGACGTACTCCTTGCTGACGCAACCGATCTTATTGTGTCGAAATGCCCTCGCTGGGAGTCAGCTACTCCTCGTACGCGAAAGCGGGTAGCGTGCGCCGTAGTGCGTCGCGCAATGCAGGGCGGAGATGCTATCGGCGGTGTCACAGACAGTGGAGGCGGAATCTACTCCGAACCTCACGGGATTATCGCGTCAGAATCACACACGACCGGCCCGTTCAGCGACCAGTTCACGTATCAGAATCCCGAAGGCGGCCTCTACCTGAAACGCGAGGAAAAAGACGCCCTCGGAGGCTCCGGCGGTGCGTTCGAGGTCGACCTCCTGCAGGATTATGATGCGCGATCCGCTACGGATCAGTTGATCGATGACATTAATGCGATTAGCGGGCAGGAACCATAATGCTTTCAGGGTATGTTCCCGTTGTGCGACGTAGGCGAGGCCCCGCCAGTAAAGATCAGTACGGTAACCCCGTTCCGGGGCAGTGGGAAAACGTTTCCTTGCCGCCCGCGGTGTTTGCGCCGGCCACGTCTACTGAGCCTATCAGCGCTGGGGCAATGCCCGTCACCGTGCCCGCCGCGCTTTACTGGCGGAATACCACAATCGACGTGACCGCAGAAGATCATCTTATTGTAGACGGCATAGAATACCGCGTCGAAGGCCGCCCTTCCCCCTACCCTAAGGGGACGGTTGTGCAGATTCGCGCCAACGAAGACAAGGTGAGCGAATAATGCCGAAAGTAAAATTCCAGCTCAACCGGGACGGTGTCGCCGATCTTCTGCGCGGACCCGACGTAGCCCGGACTGTAGCATTAGAGACCGGGCGCGTAGCCAACGCTGCCGGGCAGGGATTCGAGGGCGAGACGACGAACGGAAATCGAACCCGCGGATACGTCAGAGCACGCACCATTGCCGCAATGCGCAAACAAATGAGAGAGCACACACTGGAGCGTGCGATCGGCCTCACAATGGGCGGAGGCGGGAAATGACGCCAACATACGATCGCGCCCCCACGGTGCCGGACATAAAGAAACGACTCATGGACTTCCTGTCCACGCACATGAGTGTGCCGATTGTGGCACGCAGGCCCGAATCCCCCGACCGCCCTTCCGCGTTTATCCGAGTTCTCTCAACAGGTGGTACTGGTGTCACGCAGAAAGCGCTCTGCACCGCGTTGGAGACGATTGACGCTTACGCGCAGTCGGCTGGTGAGGCGATGAAAATTGCGTGCGAGGCTGTGAATGTGGTACACACAATGCCGAACTACCATAATGGTATAGTGATGGTACAATCATCCTATCCGATAGAAATGCCCGATCCGGACACGTCTCAGGCGAGGGCGACTGCAACATTAACAATCACAGCACACAGGTGAACAAATAATGGCTGTTAACGCTGACAATGCACTCATTTTCTCGTCCGACAATGACGCGCTCTGGCTGGGTGACTATGAGGTCGATTTCGGCAAAAAGATTACGTCACTCACCCAGGACCTCTCTGGCGTGACCAGTCTCACCAACGTTGGGTGGATTAGTGAGGATGGGTTCAAGCTCACCTCCGACGACTCCGTCACCAAGATTAAGGGCCACCAGGGCCACGGCGTTGTCAAGACGTTCCTCGACTCCTCCGAGACGACGTTCAGTGCCACTCTCCTGGAGACCAAGCTCGCCCCTCTCTCATGGTATCTTGACGCTACTAGTGAGAAGATTGAGGACGGCGGCGCCACCAAGGGTGTGAAAATCACCGCGAAGTCCTCCCGTAAGGTCAAGCTCCTCTGCGGCGTCGCCGATTTCTTCGACGTTTCCGGCGTGGGCGCGCAGATTCGTATCGTTTTCCCGCGTCTGGAGCTCGGCGAGCGCGGAGAGATCACTTTCCAGCAGGCCGAGATCACCGGCTACGAGTACAACCTCTCCGTGCTGGGCGACTACATTATCTACTCCGACCACAAGGCGCTGTTCCCGGCCTGACATTAATTCTTCCCCGCTATTTCGTGTTTCGGATGGGTTGTCGCGGAATAGCGGGGAAGAACCAAAACAAACACAACCCACCCTTTATAAAACAATTTTGAGGACAACCCATTATGTCTGACAAGACCACGAAGAGCAAGGCAAGGGCCGCCGGAGCTAAGGCGCCCGCTGACAGGCTCGCCAAGGCCGAGGCCACGCGCGATCCTATCCACGTGGACTATCAGGGAATTGAGTTCGACATTCCCCCGGAGGCATTGGAGGACTTCCGCGCATTCGAGGCCCTCGACGCCGGTAACCCGTTCCCGCTTTTCCGCCTTATCGTCGGCGACCACAAGGATGAGGTCTACTCTGCCCTGGAGGACGAGAACGGGCGTGTTCCGATCGACGCGGTGACCGATTTCATGCAGTCAATCGTGTCCGAGGTGGGCGCGGGAAACTGACGATTCTCCCACCACTACTCCGTGAGTATGGGTGGGAGATAGAAGCTGATCTGCAACGATACTACAATACTGATCTCCTTGATTTGTATCGAGGCATAATAACCCCACGGCGGATAATGGCACTCATCGGCGGCCTCCCGCCCGGGTCAACATTCGATAGGGCGCGAGGCGGAGACAGATACTGGTCCGATGAAGTAGCCGCCACAATAACGTCAGCACACAACATTCAAACAACACTGTTGGCCGTCAATGGCGTCAAGAAAGATAAATGGCCTGAAGCGCCGAAGCCGCCCGCTGAAGGATACCGGGAAACCGGTAACCCTAAAGTGTCAAGCAAGCACGCTAAAGCACAAAAAGCCAAGGGTGAGAAATGGCTAGCCCGATACGGCAGCTGAACCCGCGTTTCTATCGGATAGTGTAAAATTGTTCACGCCAAGACAAACACGAAAAACAGTTTGCTTGGCGTGAACAATTTTCGCTACACATGATTTCGGAGAGGTATCAATGGCCGGATATGATCTCGGGACCGCATGGATTCAGATCACACCGTCCGTGCGAGGCCTCGCCAGAAGCATCAATAGCGAAATCGGTAACGTCGACACCGGGCCGGCCGAAAGAAAGATCACATCCGGCCTGGGTGGTGCATTCAAATCGGTGGCAAAAGTCGCCGGCGCCGCACTCGGAGGACTCGCAATCGGCGGCATTGCAGTCGCGTTCGGCGGCGTCGCAAAAGAGGCATTCAATGCTGCCGACGCCACAATCAAATTCAAGCAAACGCTCGCATTCGCCGGTAAAAGTGCGGACGAAATCAACGCGCTCACAAAAAGCACGCGCTCCTACGCGGACCGCACAATTTATGAGCTCGACGATATCCAGTCAATTACCGCACAGCTCGCATCCAACGGCGTAAAAGGTTACGATAAGCTCGCTGAGGCTGCAGGTAACTTGAATGCCGTTGCGGGCGGGAATGCGCAGACGTTCAAAACTGTCGGCCTCGTTATGACGCAGACCGCGGGCGCCGGAAAACTCACCACCGAGAACTGGAACCAGCTTTCCGACGCGATTCCTGGCGCGTCCGGTAAACTGCAGGAAGCCATGAAAAAGAATGGCGCCTACACCGGTAACTTCCGGGAAGCCATGGAGAAGGGTGAGATCACCGCCGAGGAATTCAACCAAGCAATCCTCGACCTCGGTATGGAGGACGTGGCCATTGAGGCCGCTACGTCTACCAAAACTCTCGAGGGCGCATGGGGGAATTTCAAAGCCACCCTTGTGACCGGGGCGCAGGAAATCGCCGAAAAAGCACTCCCATGGATCACCGCATCCCTTGACGCCATGAGCAAAGGGTTCGAGAAAGTATTCAACTGGGTCAGCAACTCATTCATCCCCAGTATCACGAATGCTTTCAACGTTATCCGCAAGGGTGACTTCACGGGCCCAATCTTCTCATTCGAAGAGGATTCGAGCTTCGTTGATTTCCTTTTCCGCATGCGTGATGCTGCCGCCGCCGCGGGGGAATGGATCAACAAGACGCTTGTCCCGTCGTTGAAGAATCTTAAAGATTTGCTCATGTCCGGTGATTTCACGGGGACGATTTTCGGATTCGACAAAGACTCCGGAATCATCTCATACATCACCAACGTGCGCAACAGTTTCGTCGAGCTCGGCAAATTCATTGTCGGGACACTCGTCCCCGGCATTGCTACAGCTCTCAGCACCATCGCGAACAGCAGCCTCGTCCAATTCATGGAAAATCTCACCGTCGCTATTCTCAACAGCAAAGTGGCGGTTTACAGTATCGCGGCTGCGTTTACGGCATGGAAAGCCGTCATGGTCATGTCCTCAATGCAGCAATGGCTGAACGACATGGAAGGCGTAGCCGGTGTCGCAGGGCGTGTCACCACAGCCATTAACGCAATGACCGTGGCGAAAGTCAAAGACGTGGTCGAGACCGCGCAGCTCAACCTCATGTACGCCGGCGAATTCCTGTCGAATATTGCGCGTGCAACAACACAGATCACGATGCAGGCGGTCGCGTGGGGGCGGGCCACAGCAATGATGGTCCTCCACAAGACAGCGACAATCGCCTCAACCGCGGCGCAATGGGCATTCAACGCCGCAATGGACGCCAACCCAATCGGCCTCGTCGTGATCGCTATCGCAGCCTTGGTCGCGGCCATTGTGGTGGCATGGCAGAACTCCGAAACATTCCGGAATGTTGTCATTTCCTGTTGGGAAGCAATCAAAACAGCCGCCGGAGCCGTGGCCGATTGGTTCGCCGCTAACGTGTGGCCTCTCATGCAAGTCGCATGGGACGGAATCGTGGCAGGCGCCCAATGGATGTGGGGCGTCATGGTATCCGTCTGGCAAGGAATGCAACCCATTATTCAAGCGGTCATCGATTGGATCGTCGGCACCGCATGGCCCGCACTTCAGGCGGCATGGGACGGAATCGTCGCCGGCGCCCAATGGGTATGGAACGGCATCGTCAGCGTATGGCAGGGAATACAGCCCGTCATTCAGGCCGTCGTTGATTGGATTGTAAATACTGCCTGGCCCGCACTCCAGGCCGCTTGGGATGGCATTTCCGCGGGCGCAATGATCGTCTGGAACGGGATGGTCGCAGCCTGGCAAGGGATCAGCGACATAATCCGACCCGTCGTTGATTGGATCGTCAACGTCGCCGCCTTGTATCTCACCACGGCATGGGATGCTATCAGCTGGGGCGTGAGCGCACTCTGGTCCACGATTCAGTGGGCGTGGGACGCTATTTGGGCGGCAATCATGCCCGTCGCCACACAAATCTACAACGATATTTGGCCCATGGTGGTCGGTGCCTTTAATGCTATTAAAGACACCGCCTCCATGATGTGGGCCGATATTCAGATTGCATGGACCGCCATTCAAACCGCAATTCAGCCCGTTGCGGATTGGATTTACAACACGGTCTGGCCTTGGGTGGTAGGCGCGTTCAATGCGATCAAGGATACGGCCACTAACATGTGGTCTGATATTCAAATTGCGTGGGCCGCGATCCAGGCGGCTATGCAGCCGGTAGTCGAATGGATCTACAATACCGCTTGGCCTTGGGTGGTCGACACATTCAACACAATCAAGGATGCGGCGTCTAGTCTTTGGGGCACGGTTCAGGCCGCGTGGACCTCTATTCAAGCGGCTATGCAGCCCGTGGTCGAATGGATCTACTACACGGCGTGGCCCTGGGTCGTCGACACATTCAACACAATCAAAGACACCGCATCGTCCCTTTGGGGCACCATATCAGCGGCGTGGAACGGTATTTGGGCCACCATTCAACCTGTCGTTGACTGGATCTACAATATTGCATGGCCGTGGGTGGTCGGAGCATTCAACGCCATTAAAGACACGGCGTCCATTATGTGGGGCTCCCTATCAGCGACATGGAACGGTATCTGGGCCGTCATGCAGCCGGTGGTGAATTGGATTCAAACCTACGCTGCACCCGTTATTAGTGTGGCCTGGGAAATAATCTCTACGGGCGCGAAAATTCTGGGCGGAATCATCGCGTTCGTATTCGCGTCCATCATCGCTGCGGTCACTATGGGAGTCGCCATAATTCAAGGCGCAGCCACCACGATCAGCGCCGCCTGGAACACCGTTGTTTCGTGGACCAGCTGGCTGAAAAACATGGTCGTCTCCGCGTGGAACATTCTAAAAGGCGAAATCCAAATCGTTAAAGATTGGATTGCTAACACGCTTGTTCCCGCAATTACAAGCGCCTGGGACAGAGTCGTGGCCGCCGCCAACACCATGAAAGACGGCGTTAGGACGGCGTGGGACAAAATCAAGGAAGCCGCCGCCAAGCCTGTTAATTTCGTTATTGGCACCGTCTACAATAACGGTTTGCGGAAACTCGTAAACGGAATGATGGAGAAACTCTCCCTTGATCTTCGTCTTCCCGAGGCACCCACGATTGGCGGATACGCATCAGGTGGTGTCCTGCCCGGATACTCTCCCGGCCGCGACATTTACCATTTCGTATCACCCGACGGCGGTGGCCGGCTCGCGCTTTCCGGCGGAGAAGCGATCATGCGACCCGAGTGGGTGAAAGCGGTCGGCGGCCCAGCGATGGTGAATGCAATGAATAGGGCCGCCGCGCACGGGGACAGGATTCCTGGCGGCGACGCCGGCTATGCCGCATTCGCCCCCGGCGGTATTTGGGACCCTGTCAAAGAAACGGTATCAAAGGGTGCGTCCGCTGCCCTTAATTGGATCACCGGGGCGGCCGACGCTGTGTCCTCGATCTTCTCCGACCCTATCGGAGCCGTTGAAACTGTCATCAAGGCTCCGGTACACAAGCTTCTTGATTCATGGGGCGGCGACGGGGCGAAACCGTTCTTCGACGCCGGAAAAGCGGGCGTTGATAAAACCATTGACGCGCTCGGTGACTGGATTAAAGATCACATGCCTGTGGTCAGCGGATTCGGTGGCGGAATCGGTGCAATCGGCGCCGCTGCCGGCGACCTCGTGAATACGGCGCGTCACGCTATCGGTACCCCGTATGTTTGGGGCGGCGTCTCCCCGGGCGGCGGCCTCGACTGCTCCGGTCTTGTCTATTGGGCGCTCAATGCTATGGGTATTCACGTGCCTCGTCTCACGGCGGCCGGATATCAAGCAATGTCATCCCCCGGTAACCCCATGGTGCCCGGCACGCTCCTGTTCTGGGGTTACCCGGCCCACCACGTCGCTATCGCCTCCGGTAACGGCATGATGGTCGAGGCGCCGACTTTCGGTATCCCGGTGCGTGAGGTTCCGATCTATGGTGGCCCGTCCGCGGGGAATCTCCGCTATGACAATGGCGGATTCCTGCAGCCTGGCCTCTCAACAATCGAAAATAAGACTGGCCAGCCGGAGCCAGTTTTCACGTCAGCCCAGTGGGAGAAAATGGACAAGCTCATTAGTCTTTTGGAGAATCGTGCTCTCGGCCCTGACGTGCTCGAAATTCGGGACGTGGACAATGACCTTGTTGGACGCATGCAAGTAGAAGCGACGTCGGCCATAGTAGACTATGACCGAATGAACCGATAAAACCATTATGACGGAAAGCACGAAATAATGCCGATTACGGGATGGATTGCTACACACACTGGGCTGCCGTCAATAATGGCCACAGGCAAGGAACCCGTTTATGCGGGGGATCGTCTTTTCGCTGTCCCTGGGATGGCTCGCGACAAGCGGCCGCTCACTGGGCGGGCGAAAATGATTCGCGAGCTCGAGGGCCCCAAGCTGACTGAGCCGGTCACAATGATCCTGTCGGACGCATACGCCGTGCCTGGCACTACAATAAAGTACAGTCAGGGGGATTCCTCGGTCACGTTGACTCGCCCCGAGGTGGAGTGGTGGCGTGGTATGGTGAGCGGCCTCAATGGGCGCACCGTGCCCGGCCTCATCTGGGAGGAGGCGCAGGATAAAAGAGAATGGTCCTCTCCGGTTTCGAGATACAACTCACTTATCGCCAGATGGCCGATGCTAGAAGTGGCTCGCACCGGAGGCGGCCAATTCGTCCTAGACGACCCGTCCCACGTTAACAACGTTTGGGAAATCCTACAGAAGCGGGAGCCACTCATTCTTACGCCCGGCGCACCCGCCGACGTTCTACCATCACGATTCATCACCGTAGACAAGGTCGACAGTGCCAGAATCACAGGGGACGGTATCATTCGGTGGAACGTGAAATGGCATGAGCTCCCCGAGGACTCACCGATGCTTGTCGGCCCTCACGCGGGCTGGGGGGCAGCACCATGTGTTACTTGGGGTGAATGGCGTGAAGTCGACAAGGTCTGGAAATCGCGCACATACATTGAGATTTGCAAAATGATTGCGGGAATGCCATGAGAAACGGCCCCACGTTGGCCGCCCTTTCAGACGGCCTCAGCATCGGCGCAAGAATCGACATTATTCGCGGCGGCGAAGTCCTCAAAACCGGGATCCCCGCCTCCGAGGTGAAGGTCGAGTGGTCTTCGTCGAACCGCCAGGTTCCGGGCGCCCTGTCTTATTCTTGCCCAATGTCTTGGGTTCCGGAATGGCCGTTGGACGCGCTCAACAATTTCGGACAGCGTTCTATGGTTACTGCGCTTTATGAGAATCGGCGCGGTGATTACTGGGAAATTCCGCTCGGCGAATTCGTCAATGTGGAATGGTCTGTGTCGAAAGAAAAGGTGAATGTTTCCTGCAAGGATTTGACGCAGATTCTTGCCGATAATCCGAGGCCGTGGCCGTCCTCCCCCGGCGCTGGCGCCACCCTGCTCTCCGAGGCCAATGAGCTTGCGGAATATGTGCGAGTAAAATTGGAGGACGACGTATGGGACGCCCCCATCCCACGCACCACGCAATGGGGAAACTCGAGAATCGAATCAATCTATAAACTCGTCGAATCACGGGGGTGCGGTATTCGTAGCGGAGCCGACGGAATGCTGCACATTTTCAAACTCCGCGACAAGACTGCCCCTGACGAGATTTACACGTATGAGTCCGGTTTCCTTTTGGAAGCCCCGCGCGCACCAAGGTCGGGCGGCCGTCGCCCGAACCGTTGGTACGTCACCGGCAGCAAGCAACAGAAAGCTCAGGGCGAGCAAGAGGAACGATGGACCGCGGAACGCGAAATCACCGATCCTCCATACGAGCCGGCCGGCTACGGTTGGGTTACGTCGCACAAAGAGTTCAGCGCCGCAAGCTCGGCGAGAGAGGTATCCGAGGCCGCAGACACGTACATGATTCAAGACATTTCCTCCCGCTCTTCCCGATCTTTGACGATTATCCCGGACGCCCGTATTGAGGTCGGTGACATTATCGGTGCGATTACTGAGCATGGTGAGCATATCGCGGGCCGTGTCACGGCCTATAGTCTTCCATTGTCTGATCCGTCCGCTACAATGAGGGTGGACATAGAGGTACTGGGAGAATAAGCGGGGCATCATGGTCAGACCGTCACTATTGCTTGATACGGCGCCACGAAATGGCGGCGGCCGTAACAATAACAATGTTATTGTTCAGCAATCCTCAGTATCGTGGACGTACGGGAAAATCACTGGCACGTCCGCCACAGACAGCACACTCCCGTCCGGCTGGGTGGAGGTGGGAATCCCCTACAGCAACCCAACGTCTCATGCGGTCGGCGAATCTGACGGTATTGCTACATGGATAGGTGCTCGCGTACTGGTCATTATTGACTCGTCCGGGCGTGTAGTCAAGATCAGCGACCCTATTGCCGAGCCGCCTTCCGGAGCGAAAGTTGAGAATCTCGGGCATACTGGTAAAATTCTCAGCCAGGCTGCGAAGGATGCCGAGCGTGCTTTCAGGGAGGCCGACGCCATTCGAGACCGAGCTAACAAGGCTGAAGGTGCTGCGAATAAGGCTGCGAAGGATGCTGCAAAAGCTGTTCAGATTGCGGAAGCTAACCGGCCTCCCGTAGTATCCCAGACCGCGCCCGAGAATCCTGTCACAGGGTTGATTTGGTATGTCACCGACAATGCTGGGCACATTACCGATGTGCGTATTTGGGACGGTACACAGTGGGTGACCAGGACAATGGTCGCTGGCAGCATTCTCGTCCCATCATCCGTGGGGAACGTCTCGCTCGCTGACGGTTCTGTGTCAGCCCGTAACATTTACGCGTCCGGGGAACTCTGGGCAAAAATCGCCGCGTTCGCATCCGTCACAACGGAAATGCTGACCGCGGGAAACGCGACATTCAACGCGGCAAAAGTCACCGGTGATCTCATTGGTAACAGGCTTATCGGCGGTGAGCTTTCGCTCGTTGATACTGAGCCGACGTCGGGCGAGAAAAACATTCGCTTCGGCCTCGGCAGCGAATACGAGTTCTGGGAGTCTATCTGGTCTCCCAAAATCGCGACCGTCGAGGAGCTCGAAGGTGGTACGCGGTTTGTTCTGACGGACAGGGATCGCCCTAATCGTGGCAATGGTGCGCAGATGGCAATCTACGACATTGCTGTTGCGAAACCAAAAACATACGGTATCGCCGGTGAAGGCGTCGGCAAGGTCGAGGGGTATATTCTTTTCACCCCGTCATGGAACGGCCGCGCGATTCTCACAATCAACATTGGCAAGAATAGGGTTGTTGTTGTTGACGAGGAGGCGACTGCCGGGAAGCGAATAAGATTCGATTTCACGCTTCCCGACGGTGCGTGGATCCAAGACACGGACACGCCTTTCTACATTAGTGCCCGCACGAATGACGTTTTTACGCCGGGAATGACGCTCGGAATCATTTATTCCATGTACGTGTCATGGAAAATGAGCCGCTCCTCCGGTTTGCATATTTTCCGCGACGACGAGGGCGTAGCGAAAATACAGATTACTGATCGTCAGGGCGGTCAGCTCGTCATGGATACGAACGGAGTGTCCTATGACCCGCCCGGGTCGGCTCCGCCTCATTCCTCGTCTTGGCGTACTTTCACGGAGCCGCCTTTCGCCCACATGGCAACAAATAACGCGCACTTGTGGACTGTGAAAGATAAATGGACCCAGGTTCCGGTCGGGTCACAGGAAAAGATCGTTCGCGGCGGAATGCAAGTAGACGGTATAGAAATCATTATTCCGCAGAGCGGGCTTTACCGTCTAGACGGCACAACATGGTACCGGTCATCATGGGCGGGATATGTTGGCGGCACAAGGGTCGCTCGCAGTAACGATGTCGAATACGGCGTTTACATGTATGCTGCGTTGAACCATGGGCTGTGGACTGCGTTGCAGGTGACCGGGGTGAGGCGTCTTAACGTCGGGGATCGGATTGCGCTTTATACGTATCAGAATATTGATGAGGGTACAATTATGGATTGGGGCGAGATGACGGTTAGCTGGCTCACCTACTGAAGATTGTGTGACAATATTTTTAGGAGAAAACAATATGCCTAACACCAGGTGGACCGGCGGTATCGTCCCCACAGTAGACGATAATCTTATCGAGGCTTGGGACGCGTATGATGATTCCGCCGGTAGGGTTATGCCGGCGGCGTCCGTGGCCGCGGCGCGGGTTATGTTGGCGGCCGCACCGTCCGGGGCAGTGTCGAAAGCGCGCCCCGCAGTTTTCATTATTGACGACATTCTGTATACTGCTGATGGGTCTAAGGCCGGTGACGGGTCATTCAACATTAACCCTGCAAACTCGTTCAGCGGCGTGCTTTACCGTCATCGTGATAACACGAACGGCCGTGGGCGCCCAACATCGGATCACACCACTTACACGTGGGGCGATGGTATCGTCACCCTACCTATCAAGAGTCTCATGGAGTTCTCGCTTGACGTGTGCGTGAGCATTGCGCACGAGGACTATAATTCCGAGGCCGAGAAGGATAAGGCGGTCGGCTCGTATTTCTTCGGGTTCAAGCTTGACAATCGGGGTATTTGGCAGACCGAGATTCAATACAATCGCACGTTCATGACCCATCATATGCAGTGGCGCCTTTCTGTAGAGGCCGGCTCCCACAGGGTTGCCTACACTACAGCGGGCAGCTATGGTGCTGACCCGTACTGGCATTACGATGGTGGTGTTTTCCCTGGCACTGTGTTTACGGTGGCTACCCTTGGCGCGACACGCGTTGATCTGTAATCAACAAATATAGTTCACTATTAGAAATAGGTGATAATAACATGACCAAGGTCATTGCGACGGTTGTGAACGCAGCCGGCAAGACAGTCAACGCCACAATGAGCGTCCGCCCGGAAACTGTTTATACGTCCGACAATATTACAACCGTTCCCGCTCCCGTGCGCGGCGACGCCGATGACAATGGCAGGATCGAGGTAGAGGTAGACGCCAGCCACGGTGGACGGTGGGCAATTGTCTTGAATGTTGCCGGTGTTTGGGCGCGCGAAGTCAGGGGGGCGGAGCTGCCGGCCTCCGGTGACGTGCAGGTGACCTCCCTGTCGGCATGGAACGGCGGCAGTACCCCCGATCCTGGCAATCCCGGTGGTGGCGGCGGCCAGGGCAATGCTGGCAAGATCACCGTCAGTGACGATGGTCTTACCTGGACCTACGGAGAGTGAGAAAACACAATGGCAAACATTACTGGGTACACTAAGGTCGGCGTTGACAAGCTGGTCGCCCCCCTGTTCTCCTCAATCTCGCCTTTCACGGTCGGCGGACACTACTACTCCCCCGTCACGTACTTCTGGCCCGACTTCTACAACGAAGGCCAGGCAGGAAAAGTCTCGAAGTGGGCCAAGACGCTGGCTTACGGGAATGCGCTCGGCTATGTGATCATGAATCGTTCTACGGGCGACTGGTCCGCGAAAGACAATGATTTTCTTACGCAGGCACAGCGCGCCAACGCCGCGGGAGCAAAGAGGATCCTTTGGTACATTCCTACTCGCTACGGTGTGGCATCGCTCGGCAAAGACGACGCCGCTAGGAACGGTGTACCGGACCCGGATAAGTTTACGCGCGAATACATTATGCAGTTGTGCGCTAACTTGCGCTCCCAGTACGGGAACCTTTTCCAGGGCGTATTCTTGGACGAAGTAATCAACGGCTGGGGGGCACAGTCCGGGCGGGTCGGTTGGTACGGCGACCTCATCGGCGAAATTCGACGCGCGTATGGGAAGAATTTCACAATCGCCATCAATCCCGGCAGCAATATTACTGAGGCCGTGTGCGCGCTTGATTTCGACGTGTGCATGAGTTTCGAGAATACTGCCGCCAAGTATTTGACGGATGACCCGAATAATCCTATTGCGAATGATGTGATGCGGGCGCAGCCTTCCACCAAGTGGTGGCACGTCATTCACGGGGTTACGAAAGAGAATTTCCGGCAGGTAATCGATCGTGCCGCATCATTCGGCGTGTCACATTTGTATGTGACCGACGGCGAGCTGGTGCAGGGTGAGGGCGGCCAGTGGGTGCCCGAGAAGAATCCCTATCAGAATCCTCCGTCGGATTGGATCATGGAACGCGTGATCGCCTGGCATGGCGGCTACCTCGGCCTGGCTGAGCGTGTTGCCGCGTTGGAGGCGAAAGCGGCCCCATCGCCGCAGCCTGGCGCCTGACGTTTCACGTGAAACATTCCCCCTCACCGCAGAAATCGCGGTGAGGGGGAATGTTTTCATGCCCGACACGAGAGACTATAGCCCCAAGCGTTGGTAGTCTCCTCCGTGCTCGCGAGCAATATCATCCAATACGCCCATGAGGTCGAAACGCGCATCATCCTGAACGGTGATTGACGGCGAATTCAGAATCGAATGAATCGTGCTATCGATCTCCCGGAATCGGCGGACGGCAATAGCATTACATTCCGTATCATCCCATCGTTGTGCTAGACGACGCGCAAGATTAGAGGTGTTCTGGCCGTTTGTTTGATGACTATTGCCCACAATACTCAGTGGCCAACCGTAAATGATCCATTTACTGATAGCACCGTCGTCAGTGTTTTCTACGACGACGTCAATTACGGCGTCGTTGTAGGGATTACGCCATTCCAAATGGGCAGTCATGCGCGACTCGTCAATATCACACACGTCAGGCTTCGGAAGCCACAACTGTGCACGACTGACCTCGTGCTCGATCTCCACCATGGAATCATTTGCTGTCATGAGACGCTCCGCAAAAGCAAGCTGCAGCGCATCGCAGAATGCTCCGGACTACAGGATTCCTCGTGAGTCCACCCTGCTGAGACGCCGCGCTTCGTCGTCACCACGACACCGTCATCGGTGATCTCGATCTTCCCTGACGAGGAGTCAATGACGGTAACCCCCGTGTGGTCAGAAATACGGGGCGTCGGGAGCATGTCCTGCAATTCCTTAACAATCGTCAACGCGATTTCCTGCCGGTCAATCTTGCTCATTATTCCACCTCCATAGCCGATGGCGTAACACCGGCTTGTCCCTGATAGTGTGATCCCAGACCATTGGTGCCGTACGGCATGCTGGCTGGCCTGTCCAAGTCCTCGAAAGCAATCTGCGCAATCCTATCCCCAGGGAAAAGACGTGCGGGCTTACTGGAGTGCAGGTTGGCGATTTCCAAGGTCACGTTTCCCTGGAACCCTGGGTCAATGTATCCCGCAGACACGTGAACAAGGATTCCGCGGCGCGCCCACGACGACTTGCCTTCCACCCTAGCTACTAGATCGGCAGGCACATTGACCTTTTCCTGCGTGGACGCGAGAATAAACTCACCCGGCAGCAGCTCGTAACCATTCTCGTCTATGGTGATGTTTTCGTCGCCATGACGATAGGTAATAATGTTTTTGTCCAGTCGCACTTCCACTGACGCCGGCTGAATAGACAACGGCTCCCGCCAGTCGGAAATAAGTTCGCCCCAATCGATTCTGCGTCGGAGAGTGAAATCACTCAGTGTAGCCATCGCTGTAGTCCCCCATCGTCGTTTTCATCGATCACATGGACCGTGTAACCTTTACCACGTAGAATTGTTTTGGCTTCAATAGCAAGGGTGGCCTTCTCTCCCGGGATGATTTCTACTGTGTTTTCACTGTGTTCTGACACCACGATCGCACAGACGTACGCATTATCGTCTGTTGAGTCACTATAAGTGATCACGTACTTGCCTATCTCATCCGCATATGTGCACCTAGTGAAAGTGACTCCTCCTTCCAGCCACGAACGCAAAGCATTTATTACTCTCTGAACACGCTGCACAATACACATAAGCTCACGGATCGCAGCAGACGGATCGGTCGAATACCTCCCGATAGTGAAGTTGCAGTCGGTAGCATGCATAAACGCGGCCGCTCCCCACTGATCGCCGCATTTCGCCAAATCAACGAAAACAATCTCAACAATATTCTTCACAATACTCACGTTTCCGGGATGTAGTCATTGAGGTGATCGTGTGAAATGGCGGACATGAGCTCCGTGAGCCTGTCTCGAACCTCCCTGGCGCGCTCCTCTGGAGTGAGCTGTCTATCGATAGTGTCCCAGTAGACGTTTCGCAAGATCGCGATCACCGTCTGCCCTCCCCGATCGTTGACGAGTTCACGAAGATACCACGCCGCCTTTCCCATGTCAACATTCTCGTCAGCACCATCCTTGTGGCCGGCCCTGAAAATGTATTTCAGGGCACTACCGGTTAGATAGTCTTTGTCGCGAATGAAAGTAATGGGTTCAGGGTTGAGGGCCGCATAATGTGACGGATGATTCACCTCATTCTCATGCACATTCCCCCCGGAGCCGCCGCCATTCTTCTCTGTGATATCGAAAATGTCATCGCACTTCTCTGTGACATAGAGAGTGCCATCACACAAGGTCAACTCATAGCGCCGCTCGTCGAA